GATGGGCAGCTTGCAACTCTACCAAGCAATGCAAGTGGTGGCTCTGCTGTTAGCTACTACCTGAACGGGGGTACTGCTGCATCGGTAGCCACATACTTTCAGATGAGCCAAATTGCGGTGGTAGGAACTAACGTAGACTTCACTAAGGCAGGGAACGGGCTGATAAGCCAATGGCTGACAGATGTTGGTGACCCGAACCGATTAGAGATACCAGCAGGGAATTGGAACTTCGAGATATTTATGTCGGCAACATCTATTGGTGGTACACCAGCATTCTACGTTGAGTTGTTAAAATATGATGGTATAACATTCACTACAATCGCTAATAGTTCATTAGTACCTGAGGCGATAACAGGGGGCACAATCATTGACCTTTACTTGACTTCTCTTGCCATACCACAAACAACGCTACTTGTAACGGACAGGCTTGCATTAAGAGTGTACATTGTCAACTCAGTAGGAGGCAGGACAATAACCATGCACACGCAGGACAGCCATCTATGTCAAGTGATTACTAACTTCGCAGGAGGCATATCAGCATTGAACGGACTAACAGCCAACACGCAATACCTCGCAGTTGGAACGGCAGGCACTGACTTTGCTATATCATCGACAACTGCAACTCATACCTTCAACCTACCAACTGCAAGTGCAGCCAACAGAGGTGCATTGAGCACAGCTGATTGGACGGCATTCGATGCTAAGCAAGCTGCACTGGTAAGCGGCACAAACATCAAGACCATCAACTCGACTTCGATAGTTGGCAGCGGTAACTATGCCACTCCGTTCGAGCTTGTTGTTGCGGCATCAGATGAGACCACTGCGCTTACTGCCGGCACGGCAAAGATTACTTTCCGCATGCCAAGGGCTGTGACATTAACTGCGGTAAGAGCATCGCTCACAACCGCTCAGGCAAGTGGTACTATCTTCACTGTTGACATCAATGAAGGTGGCACAAGTATTTTAAGCACTAAGCTGACCATTGACAACACCGAAAAGACAAGCACAACAGCTGCCACTCCAGTGGTGATAAGCGACACTGCTCTTGCCGATGATGCGGAGATAACCATCGACATTGACCAGATTGGCAATGGCACTGCAAAAGGATTAAAGGTAATGTTAATCGGTAACTACGCATGAGTTTCTTAGTCAACCCATATTCTTACGCTACTGGATGCGACCCAGATGCAGTTGCATTCTTAAGTGCTACTGGTATCACAGATGCAACCATCACATCTGCTATTTGCACATTGGTGATATCAATGAAAGCAGATGGGACTTGGGCGAAAATGAGTGCCATTTATCCGATGGTAGGAGGAACGGCAACAACGCATAAGTTTAATCTTAAAAATCCTGCTGACACAAATGCTGCTTTCAGACTTAGCTTTGTCGGTGGAATAACTCACTCAGCTAATGGTGTTGCTTTTAATGGCACTAATGGATATGCTGACACTTTTATTTCCGTATCAACTTCATTATCGGCAAACAATAATTCATTAAGCTATTATTCAAGAACTGTTGCAGCAAGTACAAGTGCAACAGCTATTGATATGGGAGCAGTACCAAACCAAGCATTAGACCCAAGTTTAATTGCATTAGGTGTAAGAAGAGCAACATCAAATGCTTCATTTTTTGCGGCTAATAGTGCAACAACTTCATTTTTAGCAGCAACTACGGTTGCAGATGGTAGTGGATTTTTCAGTGGTTCAATTATCAATTCATCAAGCCGAAAGCTATATCGTAACGGCTTAACTATTGCATCTAATATTATAACTGGAGTTCAATCTTTACCATCTCAGAAAATATTTATAGGTGCAATATCAAACAATAATGTTGCAAGTTTATTTTCTAATAGACAATGCGCCTTCTCAACTATCGGCAGCGGCTTAACTGATGTTGAAGCATTGGCACTCTACAACTCAGTTCAAGCCTTTCAAACAACCTTATCCCGTCAAGTATAATGGAAGTTCACCTACTCACAGAAGAACAAGCAAGATGGCTCGATGGTGTCGAGTTTGTTGCTGATAATTACTTCAACCCAATCCAAGATTCAGATGGCAACTGGATAATCTCAATCGAGGAGGTCGAGCAGTCATCTCTTGATTGGGTAAAATACTTACCTTTAATAACCTTTAAACCAATCGAATCATGGCAGGCGTAAAAATTACCGACTTAGGAATACTAACTGCACCAGTTGCAGAAGACTTGTTGTACATCGTAGACATCAGCGACAACTCGCAATCTCCGCAAGGCACATCCAAGCAGATTGAATTGGGGAACATCTTGTCAAGTAGCAGCTATTCGCCGACTATAAGTGGAGAAACAAATAATATTGCTGTAAATGTAAACGCAGCATCTTACATCCGAGTTGGAAATATTGTAACAGTATCTGCTCAATTGGGAATTACAATGGATGCTGGAGAAACAACAGGCGCATTTGAAATTGAGCTTCCAGTAGCATCAGACTTTACAACCGTTAAACAATGCTTTGGTATTTTACAATGGTCATTTGCTGGAATATTAGCAGAGATTGTTGAATTGTCAATTGGAGCAGAAGTAACTAACAATACGTGCGCTGTATCATTAGAAACTACAACTGCTGCAATAGCATTGGAATACTGCACATTACAATTCCAATATGAAATCCTCAGCTAACGGCATCAGACTTATCCAAGAGTTTGAGGGCTTGCGGCTGACATCCTACCTTTGCTCAGCAGGAGTGCCGACCATTGGCTACGGCGCAACCTTCTACGAGGACGGCAGCAAGGTGAAGCTCGGGCAGACAATCACCAATGCTCAGGCGGCGCAGCTTCTAAAAGACCACCTTAAGGAGTTCGAGGGCAGCGTGCTTGGACTTCTTAACACCACCAAGGTGAATCAAAATCAGTTTGATGCGCTTGTAAGTTTTACCTATAACCTGGGAGCAGGCAACCTTGCTAAGTCGCAGCTGTTGAGGTTTGTCAAAGCCAACCCTAACGATCCGAGAATTGCAGCTGAGTTCCTCAAGTGGAACAGGGCAGGCGGCGAGGTTTCAACGGGCCTTGTAAGAAGACGCAAGAAAGAGGCGCAACTATATTTCACACCAATCGTTTGAAAACTATGGCCGCAAGAAGAGTCAGCAAACCAAGGCAAGTGCTTGATATAATCGTTAAGCACTGGAGGCCAACGATTGGCTCATTAGTGATTCTCTGCTCTGTGTTCGCGCTTATCTTTAAGCAGATAACAACAGAGACACTTGCAGCCATCGTTGCAGCTATGGTGGCCGCAGGATATATACCTAAAGCAAATGACAATGGATGACGGAAGAGACTCAACGTATACTACAATCGATGAAGGTTGCGTGGTGGGTCTTGGCTGCAAAGTCCATACACATCATCACACTATTCACATCGAGCCGCAGATCGTGTATCAGTCAATGGAGAAATTCACTATCTTTGGCCGTAACTATTGCACTAATCAATGGGGGCAGACTTACGAGCTGCCTGCCGATGAGCCAACGCTAGAGCCGATTCCTATGCAGCAAAACTACGCAAGCGATACAATCACACCGAGCACCTCTGCATTCCTTCTTGCTCCCAAGCCAGAGGCTAAGATCATTATCAAGCCGCGCACTGAGTTCACCGAGTACAAGCCAACAATGGATGCCCCTATCATGGGCATGCTCTTGACATTTACAATCTACCTCACAGCGCAATGGGCATGGAGCTCGATGTCCGCTTGGAATAATCTTTACAGCGAACTCTCTGCATGTCTTCGCTCTTCATCTTAGAGAATTCGATTGACCTCTTCTATGTGGTGACTGATGAGCATGGGCTTATTGTCTCAAGCAATGAGCTGTTCAAGAATTATGTCAGCCACATCAAGCCTAGTAAAATAAGTGACATCATAAGCATCGAGGGTGACCAAGAAGATTTCATCAAGGCCGTTCAATTGGCTCGGTTGCATTCGCCAGATCCATCACGTGTCTATGCTCGCACTCGCCAAAAGAATACCATCGACAGATACAACATTTGGAACTGCTTCGCCATTGGCGAGACCTTGCACTTTGTCGGGATACAGTTAGTTGATGTCACCTCCATCAGCTCGCACAATCATGAGCGGCAGAAGTTGCTTCTTGAGGAGTTCAGATTTATGCTGAGCCATGAGATACGACAGCCACTGACCAACATCTCAGGGCTTGTGCAGTTGATGCTCAACCATCCGATGTCAAACGACACCGAGAAGCGTGACCTCCTTAAGATGATTCACACATCGGTCAACAAGCTTGATGATGCAATCAAGGTACTCATCAAGAAAGCAGCTCGAGAGTTATGACGGATCAGCAAGCGGACGAGAGACTGGTTAAGGTTGCCGCTTGGTATGTGATGGAGCGCGGCATGCCGGTATGTGTGGCACTTCAGATATTGCAAGCGGAGCTCAAGGATAAAAGATTATTTTGGGAGTCATCTCAGGAACTTATAAAACTCATTCAACATGGCATCTATCAAATCTGAGACACTATTCTTAGGCGCAATCATTGTGCTCTTGTTCTTGCTGATTAAAACTTGCGGCGAAAACATCGCTGATGATTATCGCCTTAAGCACACGATGTATGAGGATTCAATACTTATCGCATCTCAGCGCAAAGTAATTGCACAGAGCGGCTCGGATGCAGCAAAGAAAGCACAGCAGATTGCGGAGTTGGAAGTCAAAGTGAAGAACGCAAGCGAGGTGGTGCGCATCGAGACAAGGACAATCATCAAGACGCAGATAAAGCTAGGCGATACAGTGATGGTGCAAGGCAAGCCATACATCCAACTGCCAAAGCCATTCCTTAAGACCACCGAATGGTACACAATCGGCGGCATGATTAACCGCCTCGGGTGGTTTCAGATTGATTCGCTCGTGATCCCTGCCAAGTTCACCTATGCAGTTGGTGATACAATGCGCACTGGCTTCGTGAATAGGCTGTTTAAAAAGAAGGACACAGTTGTGCGCCTGAGAGTCGACAATCCTAATGTGCAAGTGGTGGCCCTTGAGAATATTTACATCAAGCAGGATAAAAAGTGGCATCAGACAACCGCATTCAAGGTGGGAGTTGGTGCAATCATAGGCTTCGGATTGGGAGCAAGTAGAAAATAATCGCGTTGATTCTGTGAGAGTTAGGATAATTGCGTGTAAATAGTTTTGATTGTGTGCGGTGGTATCAAATTAAGATATACATTTGTCAACCAATCAATCAGTAATTCACTCATAAATCATTTAATCATGAAAAAATTATCACCTATTACATCAGGAGCTTATAGCTGCGATAGTCACGCAATGCTTGACATTCTTAAAATGGCAAATTATAAGGATGCACTAACAGTTGCAATTAATATAATGCAAACTATAAGAGAAGGAAATATTGACGACAATACATACATAGAACTTAAGACTAAATACAAGTTATATTGTTTTGATTTAGGAATCGATACTGGATATTTTAAAGGATAATTTAATCGGGCGGTGTTAGGCCGCCATTTTCTCTACTCATGAACACTTTTTTCAAATCACACGATTCAACGCAGTACTTTAACTACGATCATCTATCTGGCATCATGCTAACAATTGTGCAAGACGGTTGCCACCAAGGGCTCTTTCAGAGATGCGACAAGAACTCACTTGTTCTTGTTCGCCAATACTCAAAGGAGATGACTCAAGGCCTTGATGAATCGGTTCGCACTTATCATCCATCGGATGTCAACGAGTTCTTCAGAATGTATCAGAAGACACTGCACAATACACAAGTATCATTCAAACAATTAATAAATCAATTCTAATTTTAAACACTATGGGCCTAAAAGCACCAAGCGGGAATAACACCTCCCGAGCAATCGCACCAGAAGGAGCGTTTGTTGCAAGATGTTACCAAATTGTTGACCTAGGAACTACAATGCAAACAGGACAGTTCCCTGGCAAAAAACGCAAAGTGCAATTCATCTTTGAACTGCCGACTGAAACACACGCATTCGAGGAAGGCGGCGAAGAGAAGCCGTTCTATGCTCGCAGCATCTACAACCTTTCGATGAACGAGAAGGCGGTGCTCCGCAGAGACATCGAGTCT